ACTCGTTATATGACGAGGGTGCCTGGGAGTCCTTTCGGATTTAATATCAGTGAGAATTCACTCACTGGTATGCAGTTATCCATACTTGGAGCATTAGGCCTCTCTAAGTTACGATGATTGCCAAAAACGAGAACAACCACCATAAGTTAAGGAGCTTCTAATGCTTGCTGATCCTCAGAGTGTTACCATCAATGCAGTTGCGACGTCTCTTCCGAAGACCCAGGTTGGGCCTACGTCGAGCGTCTTTACGGCGAGTGATGGTGTCACTAAAATGGTTACGAAGCAAAATATGACTGCGCTTCGTGCCCGCCGAGAGGTCCGACTTTCGCAGGAGAAGACTACGTCTGATCCTGTGTCGTCGGTCAACAAGATTGTTGGTGCCAGCGTGTACCTCGTCATTGACGAACCACGCGTTGGCTTCTTCTCGGACGCTGAGATCAAGTATCTCATCGAGGCCCTGAAGGGCTGGCTTACGTCAGCAAATCAGGACAAAATCCTCGGTGGTGAGTTCTAACCGAACTCGATACTTGCAGCATTCACTGCTGGAGTAAGCTTAGACGGTCCTACAATTCCTCTTCGTAGCCAATTACAAGGCATAAAGGAGGTTGTAGTGAAAAGACCGACCATGCTCGTCGAGGCCCTACTGCACGATGCAGCAAGGGACCTAGACTTGTCCGTAGAACGCGACGTTCAAACTCTTGAACGTCGTAGTCAACACGAGGGGTTTTCGTTTTTAGCGATTACCCTTCCTCAGCTTTCCGATGCCCTCGAAAGAGGTCTCGAAGCTGGGACGTTCACATGTCCGACTTCTTTTAGTCGACATGGAAGTCTCCCCCGTTTTATGGGAGGTTTCTTCAAACGTGTGTTTGACAAGGATGGTAGGCTACTCGATGAGCCTGATCCATACGTAATTGGATGGATTAGGCAAGTGTGCCGATTCTTCAAAAAACCGAAGATCGGCTGTTCAAAAAGGCGGGAACGCCTAGCTGAACAACACTTCATCGATGTCGAGGCTGAACTCCGAGTGATGACCCCTCAAATAGAGAGGAAGGACAATGTCCTTGACACGATCTCTAGATATATCTGGTCTCAGGTATTTCCTGAACTTGATAATCTTGATCTTGTTTGCCATCACGGTCCTGGTGTCACTGCGGATCATCGTCTCGCTAACGAGCGATACGATATCCGCTACTGGCACGATAGATCGGAGTTTACCTACCCCTCCGACTTACACTGTTACCCCAATTATGGAGCAGCAGCAGAAGCCGGAAGTGAAGGGGAAGGTATTGAAAGTGGATCCGGTATTAGATTCCTGGGCTTACGGGATGAACTCCCGGTCCGGGTAGTCTTTGTACCGAAAACACTGACGACGCCACGAGTCATCGCGATCGAGCCTTCACATGTCCAATATATGCAACAAGGTCTAAAAGACCACATATATCGGGTATTGGAGACTCACGCACTGACCAGACATTCTATCCGATTTACTCGGCAGGATGTCAATCAGAGGCTCGCCTACAGTAGCAGCATGACAAAGCGGCTAGCAACGCTAGACCTGAAAGATGCGTCGGATAGGGTGCATTTGCACCTCGTCCAACGTATCTTTAAGAACTCAGGCATTCTCGAACACTTAGAGGATGCGCGTTCATTGCATGCTACTCTTCCGTCAGGAAGAAACATCGTTCTGAGTAAGTATGCCTCTATGGGATCAGCATTATGCTTTCCTGTAGAAGCAATGGTGTTCTACACCCTTATTCAGTGTGCGATGCACCAACTCGACGGAAGGCGTCCTACATCACGATCTATACGGAATTATAGCCGGAAGATCGACATCTATGGTGACGATATTATCGTCCCCGTAGAGTATGCGGACGTTGTCGTAAGGTACCTGGAGAGCTATGCTCTCAAGGTTAATGTCAACAAGTCTTTCGT